AAAATTTTGACTGGACATGGCTGTAATTAAAAATTGGTTTTCAAAATCAGTTTTTGACCATGATTTTATGGTGTCGTAGTGAGTTTTTATGGTTTCATCAATATCAAAGTTTAATTTGTCTAAAGCCTCGTAAAGCACCATGAGATTATGCTCTGTGAGTTCGGCCTCGTAGCTTTTACCAGGATTTCGTTGAGTGAAATTTTCGAGATTTTTTGACAAATTTTGCAAAATTTTACGAATTTGCGAACTAAACGTAAATTCTAAAACCAAGCACGGCTCGTGCTCAGAATCTTTGCCAATATAAAATTTTCTCACTTGTTCAATGAATCTAAATCGTTGCGACCACACGGGTGCCTTGATTGTCTCTAAAATTTCATCTTTAAAAATCTCAAATTTTTCACAATTTTCGTCAAGAATTTTCAATAACAGTTTTGATTGGTTTTCAGTGATAAACACATTGCTAGAAATTGCAGTTGCAAGGCTTCGTAAGACTCTGCTGTCTCTTTTTGCTAATACTTCTTCAATAGTGGGACTATTGTGATTTACAATTTTTAGTAATAATTTATCAACGGTGGTCATATAGTAATTGTAGTGTATTGATAGCCATAAGTCAAGACAATAGAAAAAAATAGGCCTTGTTTTATTTAAGGCCTATTGGTGGTGGTTTGAGCAAACTGATTACAATGAAGCATCTTCCATGCCAGCAACTCTCAGTTTAACAATGTTGGTAATTTGCCATTGCTTTTGATCAAGTGCCTTGGTTATACCAAGCCATCTGTTTCTAATCAGTGCAAACTCATTGATAATTTTTTCAAAGTCCACAACGTCTGCTTCACCTTCCACAAACTTTTCACAGTCTCTAGAAGATAAAGCTCGTTGATAGTTTTCTAAATACTTACGAAAATGCTGACTTTTTAAACGTCTAAGTTCAATGTTTAGGTACTCTAAAATAGCTTCAATTTCTTGTAATTGGCTAAATCGTTGCTCCACTATGCCAGGCATACTAGCGGCCGCTTTTTCCACATTACCAGAAATGCAACATTCGTTTCTAGCGGCAATCAATTCTAAATTAAAGTGGTCCGCCGCATCGGGTATGTGCGAAATGTCTTTGCTAATTTTAGCGTACCAACCCATTATTATTCCAGTTCTTTGTAATCGTCGTCTTCTTCTTCTGTTTCTTCATCTTCATTGAGATAATAAGAAATAGCTTGGTCTAAAATTTCGTCAACTCCAGTAGCGGCTTGCATCACACGATCCGACACACCAAAATCTGCCAGCATGTCAATATAACGCTCTGCTACTGTTTCTAACTGCTTTTTATCCAAGTACTCAACAAAGTTTAACCAGATATCACCGATTTGTGTTTCATTCAACATTTTCATCTATCTCCGTAGGAATGGTTGTTGTTAAAGGTTTGATATGAAATTTTGCCATTAACATATCTAATTTATCATCTTTCCATTCTTTTCGATAGAATTTGAATTCCTCACCTGTCTCTGGATCAACCCACTTGAGTCTGTTGCCTTCTTGTTTTAACAGGCCAGCTTTTTCGCACATGTCAACCATTCCTGAATATGGATTCATTCCGGTTTCGTATGGAATTTTAATTTGCACAGTTTCAAATGGCTTGCTATAACGAGTCTTCATGATCTTGCATGATGCACGAATACCCATTACATCAGTTACTTTGTTGCCATCCTCATCCTCTTTGAGTTTAAGTTTTTTCATAGCAACAACAATACTAGAAGCGTAAACAAAACCTTGTCCACCACTGATCTTGTCGTCCGGATCAAACATGTCCTGTGACGCATAAGTGTGGTTTGTACAAACCATACCCACGTTGTAACTACCAAACATGTTGACACAATTACGCACCAAGCTGGTAAGTGCTTTGGGTTTACGGCCCATGTCTCCCTTCATGTCTCCAGCTTGGAACTGGTTAATGTCAGTAGGGGTAAGTAACATACCCAATGAGTCTATGACAAATAAGACTTTAGGACGCTCTGCCATTTCTTTGTACTCTTTCATGAATTCATGAATGGTTTTTGCCACATCATCAATCATTGCCATGTTGAGTTTAAGAAGTTTGTCTTCGCTGGTGTCTACACCTAAATCGTGTAACCATTTTTCATCCAGCGCATTTTCTGTATCAATCAAGATAACATAGATGCCCTGTTCTTGTGCGTTACGAACTAGATTACCTGAACAAATAAAACTTTTACCAGCACCACTTTCACCTGCAAACACAGTGACCTTGCCCAAAGGGATACCTTTGTTAAAATCACCGCTAATTAGGTAGTTCAACGTGTAATTGCCAGTGCTGACCCAATCTGTAGGATCGTTAAATCCCACACCCAGACCTTCAATACTCTTGGTCAAGGTTTTTCTAAATTTTGATAAATCGAAGGCTTTTGTAGCCATAAGTTAATTCTCCTATGATGATTTAAGGGGACCGGAGTCCCCTTATTTTTACTTTTGACGATTGCGAATCATTGCCAAGATGTCTTGGGCACGTGAATCACCGCCTGCACTTGCTTCAGCTTTTGGTGCTGGAGCAGGTGTTGACTTGACTGCTGGAGCAGGTGTGTCGTCTTCATCATGAGATACTTGTGGAGCAGGAGCTGCCTTTGGAGTAGACTTGTTTGGATCGCCAGTGTTCTGACTCATACCTGCTGGTTTGAAATATTGTCCCCAACGTTCCATGTCATATGGTTCGCCGTCAACCGATGCTTCAAACATTTCTTTCATAACTTTCAATTCAACTTCACCAGGTTTCTTTGGCAAGAAATCTGACAAATTAAACAAGCCATGTTGTTTGATTGCCGCTTGTTCAACATCGTTTAACGGACGCTCACGACGTGCCCAACTGGATGTTGAGTAGTCAGCATAGCCGCCTTTTGAACCTTTCTTCATGCGATAGTCTAAACCATGCACAAAGTCAGTTGGCAAATCTTCCAATTCTGGATCAACAAGTGCCGCACGAATTGATGTAAAGATTTGTGGGCCAATGATGAATCTACGGATTGGATTTTCTGGTTGCTCGTCTGTCTTTTCACCAAGTCCGTCTTCTGAAACAAAACCTTGGAAAATGTAACTGCGCTTTTTCCAGTACTTACGACCCATGTCTTCTAGACTTGGATCTTTAAACCAAGCACGTACTTCTGCCAAGATTGGGCAAGCATCGCCATACATTTCTACGCATGGAACTTGTACTGTTACTGGTTTGCTTTCGGATTCACCTTTGATTCCAGCGAATGGCAATTTGATCATTGCACGTTCTACCCAGAAAAAAGTGTTGTCTTGATTACCGTCTGGTAAAAAACGAAGGGTGGACTCGCCGCCTTCTTTGAGATTCCAGAATGGATAAATTGACTTGTCTCCACCTGAACGATTGTTGTCTGAACCTTTCGATTCTGCTGCCTTGAGCTTTGCTCTGATTTCTGCTAAAGATGCCATAATTGTTCTCCTATTAATAGCCTTAGTTTGCTTTATGTGCCTATATTTGTTTTACACCCTGCAAAACAAAAAGTGCATACATGTTATTGTACGCACTTTTATTTAGTAAAGCAAGAGAAATCTTGCTTAAAATGTGACTAGTTTACTCAATTATCTATGATGTACCAAACTGATAATTCTGTTTAATTCATCATTTTGGAAGCCAACTGATTCAGCAGTTGCTTGACCGTATCCACCAAACTTTCTCTGCGGTGCTGCCGCCGATGGTGCTGGTGCTGGTGCCGCTGGTGCTGGTGCCGCTGGTGCTGCCGCCGCTGGTTTGTTACTCACTGCCGCTTGCTGTGCGTTGTTCCATGTGGCATTTTGATTTGCCGCAACTGGTGCAGATTGACCACCTAAAAAGTTTGGTAGAATTTTTTGAGCAGTTGTTCTAACATCTGGTGCCGCTTTGGTCCCACCCCATGTTGGATCAAACTCTTGAGCACCTGCTTCGTCATCTGTACTCATGGATGTTTGCGGTGGAGGCGCCGCTGCCGCTGGTGCTTCTGGTGCTGCCGCTGGTGCTTCTGGTGCTGCCGCTGGTGCTTCTGGTGCTGCCGCTGGAGCCGCCGGTGCGCTAGTGTAACTACTTGAAGCATTTGCGGCTGCTGGTACTGGGGCTGTGTCTACTGCCGCTGGTGCTTGGTTTTGTGGAGCATTGGGATCAGTAGTTACATCTGGATGTTTGGCCATTGCCGCTTTGGTTGCTGGCCCTAACTTGCCGTCAACTGTTAATTTTAATGTAGGATCTTTGGCATTTAATTTTGTTTGTAATTCTTGAACAGTGGCGGCTGGCATTGTTTTGTCGTATGCAACCTTTGGTGCTCCAGCTGGTGCCGCAGGCTTAGCAGGAGGCTTAGTGGCTTGTGCTCCAGCAGGTTTTGCTGGTGTACCGCCTAGAAAAGCTGGAGCATATTTCTTATAACCAGCTTTCATATCGTCCCATACGCCTTCGTCCATTTGACTAGTTTTTTCATTCAAACGAGCTGTTAGTGCTCGCAATTGATGTTCGTTGATTTGTTTTTTCATATTAATTTCCAAAGTTAAGTTTGCCCATGATGTCCTTCATCATGTCACGTGGGTTCATTTGCACACCTGGTGCTTGTATATTTTGGTTAGGCATCTTATCGTGCATGCCTTTCATCATACCGCCCATGGTATTTTTAATTTGTCCTTGCATTGCATCTGAGTCGCTAGGATCAAAGTCCTGACCACCTATGTTAAATTTCATGCCTTTGATCTTGTTCACAGCATCGTCATAACTAGAAGATTTACCATCAATGTTGCCTGAACTAGTATTAGATTGTGAAACTTTTGCGCCTGGGTTTTGTTGCTTCCACTGACTGAACAACTGATCAATGTTCACGTTGGGATTTCCTTTTTGGAACTGTTGCATGATACTGGCAAAATGATCACCTGTTGGATCTTCGTCAATAGTTTGACTGACTCCTGACAAACGCATGATCTGATTGTGCTCATTGCCGCTGGGATCCATTTTGTCAATAAGTTTTAAAACCTTGGCCAAATCGTCTTCGTTGGCATTTTTAAATTCACCATTTTTAAAGTCTTTGACAACTTTGGTCTTGGCACGTGTGCCGCCAATGGTGAAATTCTTTTCTTCTGAGTTCCAAAAACCTGCAACACTTTTTAACATTTCGTGTGTACCACTGGCATTATTATCAGTATCAAACCCAAAGTCTGTTGGACTCATTCCACACTCTTCAATGCAATCATGCAGTGTCATTGTTCTATGACCAAAGTCCAAAGTGGTGTCTAACTTTGCGCCGTGATCCTTGGCAGTGTGAATTGCTTTGATTAATCCCTGACGTGCCAAGTGCCTTGCTTGACTACGTCCAGAGTGTTTTGCACCACTTTTATCTGTCACAGTGCCCTTGTTACGTGTGTAAGGACCATCAAACGGAGGATCCTCGTCATGACCTTCTGCTACTGGTGGTGCTTCGGGTGCTGGTGCTTGTGGAGCCGCTGGTGCTGCCGGTGCCGGTGCGGCCTCTGGTGGAGGAGCTTCAGCGCCTGCTGGTGGCTCAGGCAAGTCTTGTCCACCTATTTGATCTTCTCCGTCAAATTTAAGACGTATTGCCACCTCTGGATCACGTTGTTGTACATACTGTTGAATCAACGGACGAATATCTAACTCAGCATCTATGTCATCTAAACTTTGTAAAAATTCTGGATCATCTATGATGCCTTTTAAACTGCCAATGGCATTAACTGCATCTGGACCACCTTGCAATTCAGTGTCCAATAAATCATTTAACTTGTCAATTGCTCGTTGTTGCACTTGTTTGTCAGGACTGAATAGCGTGTCATCTTCGTCTTCATTCATAATGCCGTCCATGAATGATTCAAATTGATCTTCTGGAGATTCAAAAGTTGGTTTTGATTGTTGAACTTCTTGAGCGGCCTTATTAATAGCTCCCCATAGTCCGCCCATTGATCCTGCCATGCCGTTGTTGGGGCCTTGAACACCTAGTTGTTTAGCAACTTGGTCAACAGTCATGCCGTTGGCTAATAATTCTTTGGCCTTGCGATTTACTTCAAGCCACTCTGGTGAAACACGTTCAGCTAACAACTCGTCTGCTGATAATTCTTTAACTGGAATATCTGTTTCACTTACCAGTTTGAATATGTATGGAAATGCTGTTTTTAATTCTTCATTGAATGTACGGATGGTCAAGCGATCAATCCAGTCACTCATGATGTCTTCTGGAATCATTTGATCTTCTGCTTCAGTAAATGATTCTGCAAACTGTTCGTAATATGGCTTACGTGCAAGTCCGTGTACTTGTTTTTTAATCTGTTCAATGCGCTCAAATACTCTGTCAGTGATGTCGCCCATTGCTTCACTCAATGCTTCATTGCGACCCACATAATTTTTAAATTTACGTAAATTAGCAAGTTCTTCGCTTAGACTGGTAATGTGTTTGCCAATAGCATCGTAAGGAATGCCGCCATGCTTCAAATGTTCTGCTAGTGCGCGAGCGCCGCCAAGATGTTTGAATGGATATCTAAAACGTTCACCTTGTGCATTTTCAACATAAATGCTTTCAATGTGCATGGTGCGTCCAGCGGCCAATTCTGTGTTAACAGGTTGATTATGTTTGATGATAATCTTGGCTTCGCCTAAATCTTGGTAGCTCATTCTAGCTGTACCAAAAAGTTTATTTTCCATAATAGGTTCCATCGGTTGTTCCTTGGGTTTTGCTTTAAATTGATAATCTCGTTTGTCTAGATTGTCCTTTCCGGTATTCTGTACATCGAAATTTAATAATCTATCTTTGGCAAATTGTCTAAAACTGCGTATAAATTTAAAAGCACCGGTATGATGACTGTCAGCTAACTCTCCGCTAACTTGCACAATAACTCCGTCATCTTCATCCAGTGTAACAGATATAGATCCCAGCTTGTCATCGTGTTCTACATAATCAAATTCAAAAAATCGTGCTTTGGGAATGTCTGACTTCTTGCTCAGTACTTCAGCGTTTTCATCACCAATCTTGATGTCAGAGAATCGTGTTGATATTTTTCCGTATAAATCAAGGGCAATTTTATCTAAATTTGTGTTCATGTTGTATTTATCCGATACCCGACGATATGAATATAGGCAAGGGCGGTTGCCAATTCTCATCAGTTTCCCAATCGCTGGTGACTTTTATGTGTTCAAACACCGCTGGATCCCACTCTGCCAACAGTGTGCTCATGCGAATAATCAGCAACAGTGCAGATACCAAGTCATCGTGCTCACCTACTTTTGCTTTGAAACTTGTGCCAGCCGCAATATAAGTCTTCAGTTCACTGATCAAACTGCGGCTGTTCAGTGTCATTTTTCCTTCTTCAATCATGAACTTTATTTTAGAACATGCAGAAATCTTGTTGCCAAACGTGGTATTAAACCCTTTGCGGAACTTTTTAACGTGTCCTTTACGCAGAGGTTCTGATAAAAATAATCCTGGAAAAGTTTCTTCGCCCAAGTTGTCAATAACAACCAGCGCACTTTCTCCCACAGTGTTATTTTCCACACTCCAGTAAATTTGATTGATACTGTCATCGCCCAGCTCATCTTGAATATGTTTTAAAATGTCTCTAAATATCTTAACTTGACCTTGAATAGGCGTGATGTTGTGTTGCCATTCTGCTACCTGTATAAAACTGGGAACTTCAAACACTTCAATAGCACCATAGTCGCCGCCTGTGCCTAAACTGGGATCCATTGCGGCAATGTAAACATTTCCTGGAGTTGGCTTTTTGTACCAACGCACTTGACCCATTTTTTCTATGGGTTCTTTGCCCACCAGTTCTGCTAATTTAAGACTGTTGATCAGTGTTTCATCATACACTAAAAATTCGCAACCGTATTCACGACGGAAACGTTCTTCGCCAATACGACCCATCTCAACTCGCTTCCATTCGTCATCGCGATCTGGGTGCTCATGCCACTCTGCACGGAATCCGTGAAAGCCGTTGAGTCCTAATCCGTCATTGCGTTCATCACCGTATTCGTCAAATTGGTTTTGACTTTCTTTCCAGATTATAGCAAATTCATCTTCGTCACTGTTGGGTGTTGATGTAATAATTGCACGACCACCAGTTGCTAGTGTTGGGGATATTGAAGTCCAAAACTCAGTGGCGATATTTGGTTGTACGAAAGCAAACTCATCACAATATAGTAAGGATATGGACATACCACGACCGGTGTTGCCAGTAGTAGTAGCTGATACAATTCTTGAGCCGTTGTCAAATTCTATACTCCCTTTGTTGTAGTTGACCACTCCGCAACGTATGCTGTCATCGCATAGTTCATATCCATAACGGATACGTTGCATAATCTCTTGCGAGCCAGTGTATTTGTGTGCGGCCACTAGAATAGTTTGATCTGGATGAAACATGGCATACCATAACAAATATGCTGATGCACATGTGGTCTTGCCACTTTGACGTGGCAGCATGTTGATGTTGAATCTAAAATCGTGATAACTTGCTAACAAACGTTCTTGATATTCATAAGGCTCAAACAACAATTTACCTTTTACAGGATGCTGAATATAAAAGAAATGTTTTGCAAAATACAAATATCCTTTTTGAGGGTCAGAACACGCCAGCAAGTCTTGTACTTGTTGTTCTGTGAACCTTTCTTTGGTATGCGCTTTCTTGGTTAAGACGCCGTCTAGTGATTTTGCCATATGTTTATTTAATCAAAAAAATAGACTCCGGAGAGTCTATTTGGCACTATTGGACAGAGTGCTAACTGCGACGAATTAGTCTTTTAAACGGCCGTCAGCTTCTGCTGACTTTAACATCGCGGCACGGTCAGCATAGCTTCCACGTTTAACATCTTTAGCAGCATCCTTCTCACCTTTGGTAGGATTTTTAACGTGTTTTAGGGGATCAAATTTGTCTTTTTTACCTTCTTTAATCTCGTCGTACATTTGTGCTAGACGTGATACCAATGATTCTTGCATTGGGTTGCCGCCGCCGTTGACTTTTGGACGCTCTTCACCTTTGCTGTGCATGTCGTCTCCTGTTTGAGTCACTGCATCAATGCCAAACACTTCTGGACCACTTGCACCTTCTGGAGAATTTTCATAGCCATCGTCAATCACGACATCAATCGCCCCGCCCAGCTTTGGTCCGCCAAACAATGCGTCAACACTGTGTGAGTGTGGATCTGAATTATCACCAGATTCAATGTTTCGAAGAATTTGCATTAGATCTCTAATGCCACCAGGGCCTGTGCCATGCATTGTTACATTCATGTCAACATTGTCTTGTTGCTTGGGCGGCATTGAAGGCATAGGCATCATTCCGCATTCGTCAGTTACTGGGCCGTCGGTGTGTACTGGAGCAACTTCACTAGACGCATCATCGTATGCTTCACCTCTTACTGCACCAGCGTTTGCTGGAAGTGGTTGTCCCGGAGCAATATTGGTCTTTGATGCAACTGGGTTTGACATTGTTACTCCACCACCAACTGGCTGAGCACCTGGAACATTACCAGATGCCGCATTGGGAATTCCAGCAGGTGCAGCCGGTAACGTTCCGGCGGCTTTCATACGCTGGAATCTTTCTGTAGCAGATTCCTCGTCAAGAATTCTAATTTTCTTGTATAATTCTGTGAAGTTCATTATAGTGCTCCTTTGGCTGTTGGTAATTTTACTTTCCTGCTGCCAACAGCACTGGTGTTGTTTTGTTTGGCTGGCTTGTCTTTTAACTTTTCTATTGGAACAGATTTAGCAAGGATAGTATCATTTATTCCTTTTTTCTGTTCTCCAACACTTTTGCTTTTTCCTAATTCTTTTAACAAACTCATAGTGTGCTTGTCACCCACTAATTTTTGATTGTCTTCTTTTTCGTAATCTGCTTCTAGAACACTTTTACCACTCTTGGCAGCATTGGCATTGTTGATTGCCAGTTCTCTTTCTTCCATGGCATTTCTAACTTTGATCAATGCACCTGACATTTTTAATGTTTCAGCAATGGAATTTTTAATTTGCAAGCTGGTTGCTGGGTAGCAAGTGCATACCTCAAACACTGTTACATTAACGTTGGCATGCTCGGGAAAATCCACTTGACGTTCTTGTATTGGTGTGCGTTTGCCGCCACTGCATGATTCCAACTGATACTGAGACAATGCCAACTTGATTTTTTCTGTGCAATCTTTAGGGCAGTCTCCAGCAATTTTTACTTTGAATTCGTAAACTTTTTTGCTTTCAGTTAAGTATTCTTTGAATGATTTCATAATATGATCCTAGTAGTGTATTTATTTCATATTGCGGAGTTTTTCTATTAGACTATTACGGTCTGTGATAATAACTCCGTCACCTTGTAACGTTACACCCTCGTCAGCTGTGTTTGCGTCTTGATCTAATTTGTGCTTTTTCAGCTGTAATTCAACCATTTTTAACTTTTTATCAAGTTTTGCCGATTTAGCACTGATAGCATGACCCAGCATACTTGCCGCAACTTCAAACATTCTAGCACTGTACCGTGCTTCTACGTTCATACCAAGATCCATGATGTCGTCATATGCATCAGTGGCTTTTTGTGCCAGTGCATCCAGTTCGCCATCTGCTATATCGCCTAGGCCTTTGACCGCAGGCAGTGCGGAGGCAATTTTATCAAATTCAGACATGTCTCTCAAGAACGGCTGAGCAATCTCTGCTTTGATAGCTTTCTTTTCTTCGTCCTTGACAATTTTCTTGCTTTCGGGCAAGTTGAGTATTTCTTCAAGTTTTTTAGTCATACAGATACTTATGCCTATGTCTGGCTGAATATATCATTTTCGTTAAGAATTCTAAATTTTATGCCCTGTTGCTTGCACCACATGTTGGCCGCTGACCACTTGGCTTGATTCTTAACATACTGCGCTTGATTGTACTTGTTCTTGCCCACACGTTCCAGTATGGTTTGACTGGCTGGTTTAATCTCAATCAGCTCTACCAGCAATCGATTCTTTTTATCCAAGTATTGAATAAAAAAATCAGGTACATACACTGTTTGTCGATTGGTCAGTGGATCTCTGTATGGTATCTGTATTGCTTCGCTGGCCCACTTTTGTATTGCTGGATTGTTGTCACAAAAGTTCATGAAACTCCATTCCCAACTGCTTCTGTATGTTGGAACTTTGGTACCAACATATTTCTCAGGATGGCGCATTGTGAATTTACCACGAGCAAATTTGGCCATTTTACACTAGAATATTACGAGATTCGTAATTGTTAACTACGGGCGTAATCCTATAACCCAACAAACTGGTTTTTTCTCTGTAGCCGTTTAATACCTGGGCCACCACTTGACTCAGCTGTACATCTGTTAGAGATTTCAAAGAATCCAACAATGTAAACACACTGACATTTTCTACCCTTGCTTGATTCAACAACACAATGGCTGTGCTTTTTGCACTGGATTGGTCAAATCCTCGCTTGACAAAGAATCCTACAGACGCATCTATTTCGCCTGCTGGAAAACTCACAGGTTGTACAAAATAATTGTCAAAAAATTCTTTGACAGTTATTGCGTTGTTTAATTGATCTAACGGTAAGTTACTTTGCATATTTTATACCTGAACTGATTTGGCCACAACCGCATTGGTTGGAGCTGGTGTTGGAAATGCCACGCCATTGACTCCACCGGTTGTTTGTTGTGTAGTGGTTGTTGACAAATTAGGATTGCCCGTTTGTGTTTGCGGGCTTTTGGTGTTTTGATAACTGTTAACAGTATTGATAGCGTTGTTGAGAATGCCAGGAGCAATAGTTTCAATATCTAATGCTTGCACAAAACTGGGACTAATAATAGTGGGATCTGGATTAATTCCCACCAGCTGACTGGGCTTGAGGTCATAGTGTTCAATACCAAACCCCTCTGGAATACCTGCTTCAACTTGACCAACACTGTAGTTGACAGCTTCGTACAACAACTTCATATCAAACTCACGAGTTTTACTATCAGAGTAATCAAGTTTGTTATGATTCCAACTGGTGATTAACGGGTTGA